TGTTTATTGAGCATTTTACCCACACTCACTGCCATCTGATATCCACCTGTTCTATTACCACTAGATTTTTTACTTCCGTCACCACTCTGCATTTGAACTTTTCTTACCAATTTTCTTTCAGAGGGTGTTGCTTTATCACTAGGACCCACCCAAGGAGAAATACCACGTTCTTTGATAAGTTGAATTGCCATTTTATCTTGAACTTTTTTTGAAAATTTATCACTATCATTAAATCCAGCTCGAGAAGCAACTCCAGGTAAAGTATTTCCAATAAATTGATATCTACCAACAGCATGAAGTTTTCCAGAATTTATCCACTGCTGATCTGTCATTGTCTTATCATCATACTGCAGTGCTTTGATTTCACCGAGAGTAAAATCTGTCAGAGATCTACCTTCATGTTGAGGCATTTTCTTAATGTCACCAGAGAATCCCTCAACACCTCTACCACCCTTTGTTCCAATCTGATTGACAGCATCATATCCAGCTGCTCCAGACTCATACTTTGCAAGAACCTGAAGTGCTTTCTGTTGGATGTCACTTAGAGTGCTACCAGATTCTTGGTTTTCTTCACCATCAGCACCTTCTCTTGCTTTATTTTTATCATTAACAGGACCCTTATCATCACTACCAAACCCAAACATTTTTTTAATACCACCAAAAAAACCAGACCCAGTGCTTTCTGAAGCAGATTTTTTTGCTAAATCCTTGTTTTCAGTGTGTGGTTTTTCCACCGAAGATGATGGTTTTGGCGGATCATATCCATATTGTGACATATCACCCATCAGTCCACCACCTACAGCATAGGTAACACCATTCATTCTCTTAGGTAAATTAGTGCCTCCACCCGCAGCATTCATTGATGCCATAGTGTCTGCACCATATTTACTGACAGCACCTCTACTCATAACAAATTCACCAGGTGCCAGCATGGCAGGTACAGTGTCTTTGTTTGGTCCACTACCAGGAACAATTCCACCACCTTCCATCTTTGCAGGTGCTGGCGTTGGTGTATCCTTATCATCTGCAGGTTTATCTGGCGGAGGAGTTGTTTGCTTTCCATCAGGTTGATTTAGATCCTTATCATCTTCGCCGCCATCCATCAAACGACCCGCAAGCATCGCTCCACCGACGCCGATGCCAACCAATGCTGCACTCTTTCCAAATCCAAATCTTTTGGCTGCACCAAATAATGCGGGTATTATCTTTGATGCCAGTTTAATAACAAATCCACCAACAACTTTAATTAGTTTTACTGCAAACCGACCAAAACTATTTCCAAATAACAAGTATGCTGCAAGTAGAACAGGCCAAGTGTTCTTAAAGAAATCACCAATAGCATCTATCTTTTCTTTATTGTCTGGATCAGTAAACCAATTAATTATTTTAATCAGTATCGTACCAATCAGAATATTCTTAATAAAATCAAATAGTCCATCAAGAAATCCTTTGACCGGTTTAATTAATTTGGAAGCGCCAGATATAAAACTTTTGATACCAGAATCTTCTAATTTATTTTCTGCTCCTTCTCGCTTTTGTTTTTCCGCACGTTTTCTATCTTTCTCTGCCTGATTTGCAGAAAGTTTTTGTTGCCTCTTTAAAATTTCTATAATAGAATTAACACCCTTTAAAATATCTTTTAAGGGATCACTCTTTCTTGGTGCGCGTTTCTTCTTTTCACCTTCCTCTTCTTCAGGTGCTTGATAAGGAGTTATTGCACTGGTAGGAAGTGCCTTTTGTTTTGGGGCAATCTCAGCTGAACTAAACTTAAGTTTAGAGGGATCTACTGCTCCAGTTTTTACATCTTGCTTTACTTCATCGGTCTTTCTATCAAAGAAAGCATCTGGTTTTATTGTTGTCTTCTTTGCCTCTGGTCTTGCTTTACTAAATCTTTTTTTTCTTAACTTTAGTATTTCTTGCTGGAGAGGTGCAATGCGGGGATCACTAGCATCCTTAATTGTTAATGTATTGGCTGCCTCCATCAAGGCACTAAGATAATCCTCTTCCTCCGACAAATTATCGAGGTCAATACCCATCTCAAGAAGGATATCAATAGGATCAGTGGTCTTAGCCGCCATACTTTCGTTGCCGCTGTTCTTGTTTTTCTTGTTCTTCCTTGAGATGTTGCTTTAGAAGTTCAACATAGATGTCTCGTTCCCAAGGCATCATGTTTTCAATCTCAGTTAATGAATATTTATGGTACTGTATCAAGGCAAAGTTGAGTCTAAAATAAGCCTCAAGATCCATGTGGATCATGCCTAGGCGAAAAAACTTGCCAGTCCCTCCAGAAGGACTTCATTTTCCTTCTCGGTATTTGGATTTACAAACTTCACAGTATGTGAGAGTTTTGGCATCGTCTCAAAGAAAGTTTCAATCTCCTTAAACTGGGTAGAATTCATCTGCTCAAGGAATTCTTTAATTTCTTTCTTAGTGCAATCCGCAGCTGCCCATACCTCTTCCTCACTATAAATCTTATCAACACAAGATGCAATTAAATCAAAGGATTGTTCCATTTGATTCTTCTCATTAAACTCAAAATTATTTGAAATGAATTGATCCAGTGAAGGATATTTCATTTCCATCATCAAGGTATCATCAAGTTTGATCTGACGAGTGTGATCATCATTCTTCGCTACCCGAATATCATCTAATCCAATTGTAACTTTGACTTCAGTTACACCATCATCAGGAGCAATTAGATTGACTTCGATTTCTTCTCCAACAGACTTTCCACGAATATTAAGGAAGAGATATTCAATATCAAATGTAGGAAGTTGTTCTACCTTAACTCCCCGTGTCTGAATACAATTTTTCAGAACAGACTTAATTGCTGTCGTGATTTGTTTTGTATCCTCACTCTCCATTGCAAGGACAAGAAGTTTTTCTTCCTTGACTAAGAAAGGTCTATATTGAATTGTCTGTCCAGTCGATGGCAATTCAAGATCATACTTGGGCGTAGCAATCTTTGGTAAAGGCATAATGACCTATAGTTAGTATTTCAGTGTGATTATTTAGAGGGGTTTTTCTAAGTTCCCAACGATGCGGCTAATTCTGGAGTAAGTCTATCTCCAACTTGTCCCTGCTCAATAAGTTGTTGTTCTGTAGAAAGTAACCTTGCTCCAGTCGCAGAGTCATAAAGGCCCTCTCCTTCAGATCCAGTATTCTGGATAATATTTTGTTGAATTTTAGATTCTTTCTCTTGAGCGACTGGTGGTTCTTGAGTATTCTGTTGCTGAGGTTTTTGAGTTGGAACAGAGGGTTGAGGTTGTTGTTTTGGTTGAGTAATTTCTGTAATAACATATCTCAAATATGTCATAGAGACACTACACTTCAAAAGACTAGAAGAGTCATAACTCACTGGCATCGATGATACAGAGATAGGATATGCTCCGATGAATTCATACTCTAAAGAAGAGTGTCCATGGTTTTGAAGTGCTGTCTGATAGTCTCTTTCAAACTTTATTATCTTAAGTCCTCTTTCACATCTATACTCCTTAGGAAAATTCATTCTATAGTGATAATTAATGTTATTCAATTCTATTGTAGATCCATCAGCTCTGGTCCCAGTTTCACCTGTTACAAATCTCATCCATCTTTCAAAAAATCTAATGGGTGTATACTTTTCTGCATCCACATAAAATGTAAAGTCTATCCTATCATCATACATTCTTCTATGTGCATACCTTTCGGTTACACCAGTAAAATCATTTTGAAGTTCAAAAGTTGCAATCTGAGAACCTGGGAGAGATGCATCAGAACATGATATATTCAATATATCTTGGTCTGCACCGTCTGGAACAACACCTTTTAATAATGTATTGAGATTATCAGACCCTATGGGAATCTGCACCTCAAAGTGAGATGTCAATGCTGGTCGTAATAAACCCGATTTAATTTGTGCAATCGTTCTGTTACTAGGCATTTATAAATAGTTTTTACCTTATATATTATGTATGGCAGAAAGTATTAAGAGTAAATACAAACCATCATTTCCTAAAAAATATAAGGGAGATCCCAATAATATTATATGTCGAAGTAGTTGGGAGCGCAAGTTTTGTCGTTGGTGTGATCTGAATGAAAATATTCTTCAGTGGGGTAGTGAAGAATTTTACATCCCATACATGTCTCCTCTTGATAAAAGAGTTCACAAATACTACCCAGACTTTATCATAAAAGTGAAAGAAAATGCAGGTCAAATTAAGACCTATGTAATCGAAGTTAAACCAAAGAAGCAAACAAAACCACCAAAAAAGAAGCAGAGAGTCACCAAGTCTTACATCTTTGAATGCAAAACTTGGGAAGTAAATAAAGCAAAATGGAAAGCTGCTGTTGAATTTTGTGAGGATAGAAGAATTGAATTTAAGATTATTACAGAAGACGAACTAGGTATCAAATGAACCGCATAGAACCTAATATTCAAGAGTTTAAATCTGAAAAAAATCTTGATGATAGGATGGATTTGATACTATATGCGTTGAATGATACTGTAACACCCATACCCGAAGAGGGAAACATCTGTACCTTCAAATATTATGCGAAGACTCCAAACATTGAATATGATCAACATCCATTAGTTG